TTACCCGACACGGTAAACCTCTTTCGCGCGAAGAGTAAACGCCTGCACCATATTGGCCGCCAGCTCTTTAAAGATGCGACCAAAGGCTAGCTCAATCAGCTTATTGGTAAATTCAAAATCAAGCTGAAACTCAATGCGACAGGCATCGGCACTGAGCGGCGTAAATTTCCAGCCGCCCATCAATGATTTAAAAGGTCCATCGACCAGATGCATCAAAATGCTTTGGTTAGCAGCCAGCGTATTGCGCGTGGTAAACGTTTTGCTGATCCCGGCTTTGGAAACATCGACCGCCGCCGTCATCTGCGTCGGCCCGGCTTCCAGCACCCGGCTGCCGGTGCAGCCAGGCAAAAACTTAGGATAAGATTTCACATCGTTCACTAACTGATACATCTGTTCCGCGCTGTAAGGCACCAGCGCAGTACGGCTAATCTGAGGCATAAGGTTTTCCGCGTTCACACAATCGTCAAATAATACCATTTCCGTCGGATGAAAGGAAAACGCTAAGCCGGAACTCATGCTAAGATAACGCGTTAAACCTCACAGGACGCAATGAGGTCAGTTTCAGATATCAGATTACCGGATGGCTTCACGACATTATGACGAAGAAAAAAGCACATAAACCAGGTTCAGCCACCATTGCGCTGAATAAGCGCGCCCGCCATGAATACTTTATCGAAGAAGAATTTGAGGCCGGGCTGTCACTGCAAGGCTGGGAAGTAAAATCCTTACGCGCAGGTAAAGCTAACATTGGCGACAGCTACGTTATTCTGAAAGACGGCGAGGCGTTTCTGTTTGGCGCAAACTTTACGCCATTAACCGTTGCCTCCAGCCACTATGTGTGTGACCCCACACGTACCCGTAAGTTACTGCTGAATCAGCGCGAACTGGATTCCCTCTACGGCCGCATCAACCGTGAAGGCTACACCGTCGTCGCGCTGTCGCTGTACTGGAAAAACGCCTGGTGCAAAGTGAAAATTGGCGTAGCGAAGGGTAAAAAACAGCACGATAAACGCTCCGATCTGAAAGAGCGCGAATGGCAGTTGGATAAAGCCCGCATCATGAAAAACGCCGGGCGCTAACCCGCACAGCCCTCTCACACCGGGAGAGGGCAACACGGCTTTCCGGCTTCTCTTGTTTATCCCACTAAATTTTTTCCTCGAATAACGCTTCGATAGAACAAATGCCGCTCAGAATATCCTCAACTCGCATTATCAGGCCGTTTGCCGCGATATGGACTGGTATGCTGCGTCATAAATCTGTTATACTCAGCGAACACTTTTGGGGCTGATTCTGGATTCGACGGGATTTGCGAAACCCAAGGTGCATGCCGAGGGGCGGTTGGCCTCGTAAAAAGCCGCAAAAAATAGTCGCAAACGACGAAAACTACGCTTTAGCAGCTTAATAACCTGCTGAGAGCCCTCTCTCCCTAGCCTCCGCTCTTAGGACGGGGATCAAGAGAGGTCAAACCCAAAAGAGATCGCGTGGATGCCCTGCCTGGGGTTGAAGCGTTAAATCTAATCAGGCTAGTTTGTTAGTGGCGTGTCCGTCCGCAGCTGGCAAGCGAATGTAAAGACTGGACTAAGCATGTAGTACCGAGGATGTAGGAATTTCGGACGCGGGTTCAACTCCCGCCAGCTCCACCAAATATACATGGACAGTGGCAGGACAGAGTTTTAAAAAACAGTAAGTTAGCCACTTATCCCGGACGGTGACCGGACACCAAAGGGACAAAAAAGGATACGTAAAGGAGCCGCGGCTCCATAAACATGAAAAGGCCCGCTAATGCGGGCTTTTTTATATCTCCACGTTTTACATCACCGGGCAGTCATCAAATTCCAGCGTTCGCATATCGTTTACCGCGTGCGTGACCACACCAAAAATCCCGTCGTTCTCATCGGCAGTTTCCGGATCTATTCTCTCCGCGCGGCCGTCATCCAGCCGTTCAAAATGCCGGTAAGGATGCAGCCGGAATCTGCGCAGGTGGAATTCACCTGCCAGGCTGCACACCACCACCGATCCATCACACGGTGTCAGCGAACAATCGATAATGAGCAACGCCCCCTGTGTGATACCGGCGCGCCAGTATGTGTTACCAGCACGCATAAAATAGGTGGCGTGCGGATGCGCGATAAACTGCTTATCGAGAGAAATCCGGTCTTCGATGTAGTCCTGTGCTGGCGAAGGAAAACCCATCAGTGAACCCTCCCCATGTTACGAAGCATCCACAGGCGGTTCTCGCTGAAGTCTGGCGTCTTGTCGATGAAGTCAGGCTGATAGCGCTTGATCCACTCGTTCGCGTCGGCCTGGCTAAAGTGCCAGTTGAGCTTTCCGAGTTCCCTGATGAAGTCATTGGTATGCAGGCACTGATATCCCTTAGGGTTTTTCTGCACGGCAAGCGTAAAGGCGTGGTAAATATCGGGTTTGCGCGGCATGATTTACGTCTCAATGACACTGGTTATACATACAGTACAATTGATTATCAGGTCGATCAAGTGTCTGACTGGAGCTAAACTTTGCCAGTTTTATAATTAGCTGATTTTTATGATGTTAAAGCTATTAAGCCGATATGTTTCGGATGGATCAATCAATACTGCACCACCACTTGGAATGAGTAAAATAACAACAAAGTGGAATTTTAACGTTACATTGAGATGTTAAATAGCACTTTTTTCTAAAGAAAAATCATTGTGTTATTGTGAAAATAATCAGTATTTTGTATTGTGTAACAATTATCCTTTATTTTCACATATTGGTAAAAAACTACAATGCATGATATTTCAGTTAAGGAAAGCAATAAGCTGGGAACTATCCAGTTACTTCGTGGAGTTGCTGCCCTGATGGTTGTATTCGGTCATTATTGTGGATATCTCAATGATGTCTACTCTGACCCAAATATAGGACCAAAATTATTTCCTAATGCTTCTTTTAGCGTTGACGTTTTTTTTATTATTAGTGGATTTATAATGGTCTACTCAACTAACCGAGTTCTTAAAAGACCAGTGCTGGATTTTTTTGTTAAAAGAATATTTAGAATCTATCCTGTATATTACGTCGTTTTATCACTTACAATTTTATTATATTATATTGATTATGGATCATTATCTTTTTTCGGTAGTATCGCTAGTTTTTCCACAGTTATTAAATCCTTTCTTTTGATACCTCTTGATATCACTGCTCAAGCTCCGTTTTATGGATACAGCCTTGTTCAGACAGCCTGGACTTTAAGCTATGAGATATATTTCTATATTATATTTGGTATATCAATGTTGATTTCAGTAAGATACAGAAGTATCATCTGCATAATAGTTATACTTTCTATTTGTATAATAACTCAATACGTACTCAAGGATAATATATCTGTTTTCCCGTATGATGCCATGTACAAAAAAACAAATATTTTTAGCAACATACTATTCATTTCAAATCCTATTGTTTTAGATTTCATCGTCGGAGTTATAATTGGTGAATTTTATTATAAAGTTAAAGATGATTTTTGGAATGTAACTTCTATTTATTATATAGCAATAGGAATGGTTATATTCTCAATAAATTCATGGTTATCGACTTATGGTGCTGGACATGGTTTATTCTGGAGTAAAGGAATATTGTCAGGAGGGGTTTCTACTTTCCTTTTCTTCGGTTTATTATATATTGATAAGTATAAGAAATTAACGTTGCCATCTTGGGTTTACTACTTCGGCGCTATCTCTTATTCCCTTTATATTGTTCATATACCATTACAAATAATAATTGGTAAAATGCAGATGCAACTGCAGGTCCAATTAATGGCAATTCCATTAAGCAATGGTTTTGTTAAATTTATAAGCATGATGATTTTAGCTATTTATATTTCAGCGATTTTGCATAAGTTTATTGAACAACCATTTATTAAATTAGGGAAAAAGATATGTTCACACATTGAGAGATAAAATAATTTACCTGCATGATGAAAAATGGTTGGAGACATAGCAAAATGTAATAAATGGGGGAGTCTCCCCCCATTGTTAATGGTTCAGTCCTTTAGCTCATGAACCTAACTGAAGTATATCAATTTTCTTTTCGAGCTCATCAATGCGGGACATAAGCGCAAGAATTGCCTCATGATGCAATGCAGCCGCGACACCTGAAGTGTCCACGCCAAGAACGCCTTCGACGACAGTGCCATCAGTTAATGTCCTGTCCTGCCCCACATAAACGCTACCGGGAAAAACCTTCTGCACATCCTGAGCGATAAAGCCAAGACCACCAGCATAACCGTCGAGACGATCCCACGATACGCCCCGCAATCGCATCATTTTATCCAGCGGATCAGTTATGCGCTGAATATTGGTTTTAATGCGTTCATCCGAGTTGTTTACCCATTGTCCTGGAGCAGTTGCAGAACCGCCACCGTCAAATGTATAAGTGGAACCCCTCAGAAAAGATCCGGATGCCGTGTATAACCCGACATTCAACGTGCCAAAGGCGTTTGTCTGTCCCCACGTGTAGTTACCTACCAGACTGGCAATAGCACGATCCACACCCGCAATGGCATGGATGGACTCAATCGGATAACCAGTTAACTGCGTGCCTGAGTTTGTCGGCTCAGTTGCTGTTTTTCGGCGACCTGAAATGTTGCCGATGGCAGAGATAGCAGAAGATATTTCACCACCTGTTTTACCGGCAACCGTCATAAGCCTGCTATCACTACCTTCGCAAAAAGAGCCGGCAATGGTTCCAAATGGGCTATTTAATCCGGTACCGCCCTGCGCTTTTGATAATGGCGTCGTCAGCCCGCTCAGGCTGGTAATGTCGCTGTTCGCGCCCTTCGCGGCTTTAGCATTAACCTGAGTAGATAATGAATTCAGTTGAGTTGTGAATGAATTCCACGCTGGCCCTGTAAACGTGCTACCGTCAGGTAAAGTTACTGTGATAGTACCAGTACCGCTAAAAAGCTGTTGCCAGTTCTGTTTATCGAAGTTAAGCCCACGCAATGCCTCTGTGTTCTGTACCACCATCGCGGCGTTGACCAGACTCATTGCGATCCTTGGCAGTGCGTACCAGCCCGCCCCAGCCTGAGTTGCCCCTGTAAAGAAATCCACTAATGTTATTGACGTGTTACTGTTTACGGAGAGGATTGGTAAGGTATACGCCAGCCCCCCGGCAGTAGTAACAATATGATCCCCGGCGGCCAGTTCTGTAAGAAACGACGTTCCGTTACCGACTACTGCTGTGGAATTATGAGTTAGTGTGATTGTTCCTGCTGACATATTGGCTCCGGACAATAAAAAACCCGGCGCAGTGGCCGGGTACCGTTAATACATTGACGGGATGCAGGGGATGGCAATCGATGTCAGCCGTTGCCCGGTGACAGGGTATTGATCTGTCCATCTTGCAGTGGTTTTACCGCGACCGCACCGGACACTGTTCCCGCTGCGGATAAGGCCTGCCCACTTCAGAAAATCCCAGCCGCCTGCTGTTCTGCTGTCATAACCGTACCGGCCCAGCATAATCATGCTGTCGCCAATATCGGTCCAGTTCCATGACGGCGTGAATGTGGCATTACGGTAAACAAATGGCCGCTTCGTTGTTGAAAAGACGCAGGTGCCGTTTTTAAAGATATTCAGGCCGGGACCGGGAACGGGATTCACGCCGGACGCAAAAATAGCGATCTGCATCGTCACCGTCGCTGCAATATCGTCAGCGTCCCTTTCCTGGTATGCCGTGACAGTCTGACCGTCAAAATCAATGGTGACACCGTCTGCGCTCCATTTCGCAAATACGAGATACTGATCGCGCGAGACGCCGGTAACCGGCGTTGACCAGCTTCCGGTAAAAGTGACTGTGCCGCGCCAGATGCAGGCACCCACCATGCTGGCGTCGGTGATCGAGAGAAAGTCGGTGCTGTTCTGGATTAAAAGCCCGGCGCCCTGGGAAGCGGGCAGAATTTGCCAGACGGCAGAATTGAAAGACCGGAGCCTGTCCCAGCCATCGCTCCACCAGGTATTCAGCGTGATGGTGCTGCCGGAAACCGAGTACCCGGACAGCATGCCGATGGTCGGGATAAGGTTCGTCCCCCTATACATCATAAAAACGGTGTTACGCGGCATCAGCACCACCTGGCTTCCGGAAACGTAGTTCGGTATCTGGTACTGATTCACGTCCCATTGTTCAGGGATCACCATGCCAAACGAAGGACAGCGAAGCCCGGCGGTAATTTCCATGCGCGGGCCGCCATCGTTGAGATCGATAAGTAAACCCTGCGGCATAATCACCATTTCCCCAGACGGATCATACCGCCGCCACTCAGATTAACGGTCACGCCGTTATCATCGAGCACCACGGTGTTGTTTGTGCCGTTGAAAGAGAACTGCCCGCTGGTCGCGTATACCCTTCCGTGAAATTCAGCATCACCGGATTTGCCCAGTTTCCAGCCGCTCACTCCCGCCACATAATTTGAGGACTGTAGCGTGTCGGTGATTTTGGCGAAGTCTATCGACGCGTCCTGAATCAGTACGCTGCGAATAAACACCTGGCCGTTATAGACAAAAAAGGCCGCCTGCCAGTTGCCGGGGTTATTACCGGAATACACACCGAACTGATCGGCGGCGACAACTACCGTGGATTTGTAGGTGCTGCCATCCGGCTCTATCGACATACCGAAACCGGTGCTGTACTTCACGCCATTGCGGACAATGCCGAGGTTAGTCACGTAGGAGGCTTTCGCGGTCCCGTCGATGCTAACTTCGGCGGTCATCTTCTGATTAACCGCAGCAACGAGGCTCCCGTCAGGCCCGATCTGCGCCTGGACATAATCAGACAGGGCAGCATAGGCACCATCCAGATCGGCAACGGTCTCCCTGACGGTGAGCACATCAGCCCTGACTTCGCCAAATTGCTGAAACTGATGCTCAACGGCGCCGTGTGCGGCCAGCGCATTCTGCATGACTCCTTCAAGACTGGTATTGACGCCATCCTGGATCAGTTTGAACGCGTCAGAGTTCTGGATCCCTTCATCGATAATATCGATCAGGCTTCCGGTATCCATGGAGCATTCAGCCGCAACGGTCAAAAAAGCAGAGGTACCAAACGCGTTGATGGTGCGAATATACCAGTAATAGGTATGCCCGACCTTTAATCCGTTACTCGTCCATGTGGTGCCGATACCGGCGCGCGTGGCACCATTTTCCACCGTCGCCTCACTGGCATCTGGTAGTGGTATTTCCCCGGACGTCCAGAAATCAAACTGAGTGGAAACGTTGACCAGTTCAGCCAGGCGCGGGATAAGCGTGATGGCAAAGAAACCCTGTTCAACATCCACGCGTGACGGCGGCGGCGGTGCCTGAATGTTAAACTCCAGGTACGCTTCCGGCGACTGTGCGCCCATCTGGTTAACGGCAATCACATGCGCGGTGTAGGTGTTTCGCGGCAGGCCTGTCAGCCGGGTAAATGAACCGGGCACCTGCACGGAAAGTACCATCGTCCCGCCCTGCCGGATAATCACTTTGTTATAGGCAAACTGCCCGACGTTCTGCCAGGACAGCACGCCCTGCACCACCTGCCCGATTTCCTCGACCGTATATTGCAGGTTTTGCGGCTGCGCCACGCCGCCAACAGGGAGCTGCGTGAAGGGCGGCCGTTCGATGGGTTTGCCAACAGCGTCACTCCACACGTCTGCGGTTTCCTGCTTGAGCGTGAGCTGAACGCCATTATTGAGACCGAATTTCCAGTCCGTCTCGCGCATTTCAACGTTGTTGATACCGAGGGAAGGTAAATTAACTTTCACATACATGCCCGGCCGATAGCGGTACCCGCTCAGGTTAAGCGGAATATTCATCGTGCGGGAAATGCGGGTACGCTTCAGCCTGATATCGGCCAGGCGCTGGGCCTGAAATTCGGACGTGACAAAGCGCAGGGACATATCCTGCGATATTTCCACACCGTCTTCCGCCACCCATTCAGCCACTGACACCGACGGGAAATCGACCTCAGAATAGCCCTGCAGCGGATCGATGAAAGTACCTTTGATGGTATTCACCCGATCGGCCTGCGCGACCTCCGGCATGATTTCGATATCACCGGCAATCTGATCCTCAGTGATAACCTCCGTCGCCGGGCCGTAATAGGCACCGACCAGAATGCCATGCTTCCCGGCTGTGTAGGTGGGCTCACCGGCGCAACAGGCCAGCATGGCTTCGAGGATACTGGCTTTATTCTCGCTGAGATCAAATTCACCGTTGAGCGTGTAACGCTTTTCGGATGTGCTGTCGCCGTTGATAACGACTTCATCGGAGATATTTGCGGCCTCCTGAAACTGATCCCAGTTGATTTCAGCGTCAGCCACTTTGAGGTAATTGCGGTAATAATCGAGAATGCACAGCGCGGCATTATTGCTGTAAACCGTCTGCCCGGTACGCGGGTCGTAGACCTTCCGCCCCAGCTTTTCGACCTTGATATTGGGTATCCCGGCCGGGAATTTTTCGGCATTGAATTTCATGGAGATACGCAACCACGAAATGCCCTTGCCGATCATGTCCGGTTTCCATGACGGGCAGTTAGCCAGCATAAACGGGTCGGCAGTCTGGCGATCGATATGCACTTCATAGCTGACGCTGTCGCCGAATGTGCCGATATCGTCATCAGAGAGATAAATCGCACCGATGCCTGAAACAGGATGCCCGGCCAGCGTAATCGCCATATGCAGCCATTCGCCATCGGTCTGCTCACCGGCCTGCTCTTCGGAAAAGAAAAGCGTACCGGCGGACATAGTACGGCCATAGATAACGGTCTTTGGGCTGGCGGCAGCACGCAGTACCTGTTTGCGCTCGGACGTATCACGGTAGGCATCCAGCGAGGGCTTCTTTGTCATCAGCTGGGTTGCCACCTGGGCGGCCACCGTGATGGCAATAGCAATGGCATAAGCGCCCTGTGATGCCGCAACGCCTGCGGCAATGGTTGCAACGATCGGGATCGCAGCGGGCATTATCGCACCCTCCATACACTTAACGGCTTCACACGCAGGCTGACAAGGCCGGTGTTCCCCGGCACCCACACCATGCCGGAATAAACGACACCAGCGCACCGCGCGCCGTTGTTTTCCACGATGGCAATATCCCCGCGCTGGGCCAGTTTCACCGGAACCTCATCAAGGTATTTCGCGAGGACCTTTTCGAGCGAGCCGCCGCCACGTAACAGCGCTTTTTTCGCGCCCGTTTCGCTGTCGTAGGTTCCGCGCCAGCCGGTGGCAAAGTTTTCCCCGGTCATGGCTTCAGCGCAGTCCGCCGCAAACAGGCAGCAGTCATGCTGGCCCCATAAAAAAGGCCGCTTTTCAGCGGCCTTCATCACGGCAATTAATCGGTTATGCCAGTCCGGATGCTTCATGCTTCCTCACGAATAAGTAAAACCGGGAGCATCTTTCTTGCTTCCCCAGTAGATTGAGCGCTCGGCCATTTGCGCCACATAGCGGAAGATGCGATCGCCGGGCTGCGCGGCCTGATGGGATTCATCGGTATAGCGATCGGGGAAAGGCCTCTGCCAGTCCTCAAAGATATTGCTGACCGTATATTGCAGGGCATTCGTTTCCCCGGCGGTCGCGCCGGTGCTGGAGACTTTCCCCTGAAAGATCAGATCCGCCGCGCGCACCACGCCGCCATCATCCATCACAACCAGGTAAATATTTGCCTGGCGCCCCACACAGCGCTCATTCAGCGTGGTGGCGAAAAGGGAAAGATCCAGGCCTGAAAGCGTCAGTTTCAGTTGCGACGGGCTTGTCGAGTTGGTTTCCCCCACATCATCAACCGCGCCCATCTTACCCATGCCGTAATAAACAAAGCCGTTAAGCACAATCTGGCCGGTGCCTGAATGCACATAGACGGTGCCGGATTCAAACTGAATATTAGCGGCGATCAGCGCCGTCACCCTGTCGCGTGACAGCCAGTCCACCATCGCATCAGAAAACGGGGAATAGAGCATTAAAATGCCTCCTCAAACTCAAGGGTGTAACTGGTAAAGACGCCGGGAACACGGCTGCCCGTTCCCTGCTGGTTATCTTTCAGCTTGAAAATACCGTACGGGTTTGCCACCTCGATCGCGCTGTTGGCCGGGGGCGAGCTGCGCAGCATCGGCGCGACGGGGATGATGGCGGTCCCGTTTGCCGCGCTGGTCACATCGTCCGTGACCATTTTCAGCTCATCGTTAACGGTGATGTAATCCCCGGCACGCAACACAAGCACACCCGCAGTCCAGCCTTTACTGTGCAACTCTGTGCCGGTCTGGTCGGCATCCGCCACCAGGGGGCTACCGGCAGGCACTCTTCCAGTGCGCCCCCAGTCGCGGATTTTTACCCGGCCATACTCGCCGTCGAGGGAAGCGATAAGCGCATCAACGCGCCGCGATTTCTCATCGGTCAGATTGGTCAGCGTCAGGGAGCATACCCAGCGGGTGCCGGGAAAGCGGACGGTCTGGGAGGCACCGTTGAAAGGGGATCGAAATGTTTTTGTGTTACTCTCCGGCCGCCATGTCAGCGCCGCCGGACAGACATCAGCAGGCCATTCAACAGCCATAATCACTCCTTACTATACATTCAGCAGGCGGCGCGCCTGGCCGCGGGTCTGGAAGTCATGAAGCAGTTCCTGCCTTGCCTGTTTCGCGCCATCCTGCGCCCCCTGGCGTGCAGCCTCCTGCATCGCCTGCTTAAGCGCCGCATCGCCATTTCCTGAAACGGTTAAATGTTGATGGATGACCGTGCCGCCATTTCCGGAAGGCTGGTTTCTGGTATCCACCATACGGACACCCAGCGATCCGTTTGAGGCGCGGGTGAGTGGCATGATGGCTTCCGGGCCAGCTTCCCCCATCAGCCCGGCACCATTAGCAAAAGCAAAATAAGTGGGTGTACTGACAATGCTGTTGCTGTACGCGCTGAGGTTAGCAGATTCGTACACGCCGCCTTTTGCGTTTGGCCTGTAAGATGGCACAGCAAATGACTGACCAGCAGCAGAGCCGGAGTTGCTGCCACCAAACAAGCCGCCAAACATCCCACCCAGTGATGAGAAAATACCGCCGGAACCGGATGCCGATTTCAGGCTGTCCACCAGCATGGCGTTAAGGAGAATTTTTTGCATGGACTGGAGCACACTGGAGGCCCAGTTATCCCAGTCCACTTTGTTGCCCGCCAGCGCATCGGAGATATTTCCGATCAGACCCGTCATCGAGTTATTCACCAGATCAGCAGTCTGTGTTGCGGTTGCCGAAGCATCCTCCATCCAGTTGTTGATCCCTTTGCTGAACCCGCTGCGCCAGTCCGCTTCGGATTCGGCAATCGCCTTATATTTGTTATCCAGCTCAGTCAGCGCCGCGCTACGGGCTGCAATAGCCTGAGCACCGCCGTCCGTTCTGGAAAACACACGCTCAACCTGCTGGGTTTCCTCATAGCGCTGCTTCTGACGATCGCTCATGCCAGCGGTATCGGTCTGAAGAGCGGCATCGTCACGAAATTTGCGCGCGGCTTCGTTCAGATCTTTCAGCGCATCAGCCTGATCACGCAATTTTTTAACGTGATCGTCAGCCAGTTGCGTCAGCCTGGCAAGCTCAGCGGACTGGGCCTGAATGGCTTTACGCTGCTCATCCGTCCATTTTGCGCCGGTCTGGTTAGCGGCGGCATAAAGCTCGGCAGCCTGCTCACCTTCAGTAGCGCGGACTTTTTGCACCTCAATGGCAACACTTAAATCCGCCAGTTTTCGGCTGTACTGCTCAGCCTGCGCAGCTGCTTCCCTCTCTGCTTTGTTTTGCGCGTTGGTGGCAGCGGTGGAATCTTTCTTCGCCTGCGCCGCTGCCGCATCTTTTTTCGCTGCCTGATCCTTGTTGTAGATGTAGGTCGTGTACAGCGCGCCGGTAAGCTTGAGATCCTCCGCCTCATACACATACTGCTGATGAAGTTTCGCCAGCCCGTCCAGGCTCGCAAGCACATTATCCCGCCGCGACTTTTCCAGGGCGGTCTGTTGCTGCGGAGTGGCACTGGCGGTCGATACTACCGGCCCGGCATATTGCGGCGGCGTTGCGTTAGCCGTGGCCGACATAGACCGGTTAAGAAGGTCATAAGCACCTTTCAGAATGGATACGGCACCAGCCTGTTCAACAGCTTTTTGCGTTGCCAGATCGCTGGCCTGGTTCACCAGCTTCTGGGTGGCTTCAACTTTTGATGCGGCCTGCTCGCGTTCATATTCAAGCTTATTCAGTTGCCCGGTCAGCTCGATATTTTTGGCGGTAATGTCTGCCTGATCCATGAACGTATTCAGATACGTCATGCGCGGAGATTTATTGTAACTCTCCTGGATTGTAGCCAGCGCAGACTGGCTGTCTTTAACCTTTCTGATCTGCTCATCAAGATCGGCCAGGTCTTTCTTCTGCGCTGCCAGTGACGCGCTGGCGTCAACAGCCGTTGAGCGCAGCCCGGCGACAGACATTTTCTGTAATTTGCCGTTGATATCATCAAGGTTATCAGCAAAAGCAACGGCCTCTTTATGCACCTGCTGAGTATGCTCATACAGCCCGTACATTGCAGCGCCAGCACCAATGATCAACCCCGGCCAGCCGCCAAGGACCCCAAGCACACCAGAGCCAAGGCGGGACATCAGCGATGCGCTGTTGGTGAGGTTGTTAACGGCGCTCCCACGGGCTGAGATAGCATTATTAAGGCCTGACTGCGCGGCAATCAGGTTGCGCTCAGCGACAATCTGCGCCTCAATAGAGACTGCGGCGGCCTTTGCCTGCTGGGCTCGATAAACCGCCTGCCGCGCGGCGGCGACACTGACCTGCGCACCACGAACCTGGGCCTGAGCCAGCGCCACTTCTGCGGCTGTGTTTCTCGCGATCTCCGTTGTCGCACTGGCGACACTACCGACCATATTGCCGAAGAAGCGCGCGAGGCCGATCCCCACCAGCGCGCCAGCAGTATTGGCAACGGTATCGATATTTTTAGCCAGCCCGTCAAGGATGCCGGAAAGTGTTGAGGATGCGCCGACTGCGTTATTTGCCCCACCAACCCACGCCATAAAGGCGTTTTCAACCTTCTGTGCAGAACCGCTGATACTGGCCGGCAGGGTGTCAAACTCTTTACGTAACTGCTCGACATTGGTCAGCAGTGGGACGATCTTATCAGTCGTCAACTGCCCATTATTCGCCATATTGCGAAGGCCGCCGATAGTCGTCCCGAGCCCCTGCGCCAGCAGTTTTGCCAGTCTGCCACCGTTTTCCATAATGGCGTTAAATTCTTCGCCACGCAGTACACCGGAACCCAGCGCCTGACTGAGTTGGGTGATTACTGAGCTGGCCTCTTCCGTGCTGGCACCGGACAGTTTCAGGGCAGTGGCAACTGTTTCGGTCACTTTCGCCACGTCAGCAGAGGCATACCCGGCATCACGCAGGGAAGCGGCGATGCGGGAATACAGGTTAGCGTTCGCCTCAAAAGATGTGCCGGTACGCTGGCTGATATCCATCAGGGTGCGCTGGGAAGTGGCAAAGTCATCCGCGCCTGTGGAAGCAAGGCGCAGGCGACCGTTTAGCTGATTCCACGTATCGGCATAGTGAACCAGTTGACCGGTGGCAAATGCCCCCGCAAACGCGCCAGCGACACCCGTCGCTGTGGCCTTAATCGACGCCAGTTCACCATTCAGGGCAGCAATTGAGCGCTGCGTGTCACGCGTGGCCGCCGCCGCTTTCTTGCCGCCATTCTCCATCGTTTTGTAATAGTCCGCCCCCATGCGTGAGGCACGGGCAATTTCGGACTGAAACGAGCTGGAATTGGCTGAGATTTTAATGATGAGTTCGCGTAGGGTTGCCATGTTTAACCTATAAAAAAAGCCTCGCAAGGAGGCTTTAGTTATTTACTGGCATATGCTGCTGAAATTTTCAGAACCTTTAACGTCATCTTCATCTATTATTTTGACGGGACTGCTTTCAATAATTTTATTATTTCCAACAGTAAGATGAACATAATAGTTTCTATTTCCAACATAGCCACCATAAGAATTTTTGGCATTAACAGTGCCACATATATAGCCTACTCCATCACCAAAAGGACGATAATATGAATTAAATTTAGCACTATCAGGATCCTTTAGCGTCTGTTTAACTAAAGATTCACCAAATTTAATCATGTCATCATCGCTAGGCTTGCAAGCAGATAATAACATGGTTAAAAAAACAATTAATGCATATTTAAACATTCTTTCTTCCCTATGCTTTGTTAACTCTTATAGAGTAACGCATGAGAATTTAAAATGTTATATTTTGCTATAGGTTTGATATCCACTCTTCGAGTTCGCTGATTTCCTCTGTTTCATCCTGCTGCCCGTATTTCAGCATCAGATCAACCATTTCGGCTTTACCACCCTGAGCGTTAAAAACCGCAGTTGAAATCTGCGCAGCCTGGGCATCGCCACGCCAGTCGCCGATCGGGCTGACGCGATCAAAGGCAATCCACATTTTCAGCTCACTGGCGGTAAGAGTCTGGCGCAGTTCATGAAGCGTCCGCCCAAGCCGAAGCGCCAGCGACATCAGAAAGAACGTCAGCGGCTCCTTTACTTTTTTCCGGCTTCGTCCTGTGTAATACCCAGTTTCAGAGCCTGGCTAAGCAGGCGGGCATGCACAGGGCCATAAATTTCAGCAACGGTGGCACGATCTTCATCGCTGAATACGCGGGCACCGGTTTCATCCAGCAGAACATCGAGGAAGAGGATCACATCCGCTTCCTTGTTGCGAATAAATTTCTCTGTTTCAGAAAGTTTATTTTCATCATCATCATCAGGCGTTGTGCCAACGAAATCACGGAAAGTCGCCCATGCTTCACCGGATGGCTCACGCAGGGTGACTTTTGCCCCACCCCATTCAGGAACGGTGACAGTTTTTGTGCGATAGCCAGATGCTGCCGCCAGCGCCAGATCACGCAAAGAGGTTTTCGGATTGCTCATTATTTTTTCTCAGAAAGGAAAGCAGGAAGAAAAAGCGGCCTGAGCCGCTCTGGATCATGAACCCTGGTTCACGATGATAGGTTTCGGTTTGCCACGAACGCGCAGCGAGTAGGTTGCCGCCACCACATTAGACGTTGCCGCTGACCACGAGCTCTGACGCACTTCCACCAGGATGTAATAACCATTACCCGAGGCAAATGTGATTTTCAGAGCGCGTAATTCGTCGTTGTCATACGCGGTTTGCAGGGCCAGCCGGGCTTCTTCATCACCCACCCAGTTACGGGTTAGCGCCATTTCGGCAGGGGCTGCCAGGCCGTTTGTCTGCTCCTGCTCACTGGAGCAGAATGTCGTTACATCAATGTCACTTTTCTGACCGCCGGTGTAGGAAATTTCTTTCGAGGCACAGGACGCTTCGAGGAAAGTGACACCGACACCAGGAAAACCAGGGGCATTAAAATCCTCGACGCTTACCGGCGCAGAAGAAATGCCGATAGTAAGGCCAATTGTCTTGTCATATTTGCTGGTCATGTTTGCTCCAGGCATAAAAAAACCGCCTTCCGGCGGTCATGGATTTAAGGGATGGGTGATTTACTGAAGGATATGGACTTCAAGCGTTGCCCGGCGCAGGCCGGTATCCGGCTCGTAGCCGCCAGTTTTGCTCATCTGTGTGAAACCCAGCGGCACAAGCGCGGCAATCACCTGCTCACGCAGTGCCCTGGCTTCGTCAACAGTACGGGAATACACATCGACCTGAAGCGCGCTGTTCTCTTCCGCCGGACCGCAATACGTGTCGCCATAAACCTGATCCACCAGCGTGAAGGTGATCCACGGCGGTGCAACAGAGGGGGAGCCCTGCTCATTCAGTGGTACAACATCGGGATAAACCTGCCCGTCTGCCAGCGCGCCAATCAGCGCAAAAACATCAGATTCGGTCATTTTGACAAAGCCTCATCGATCGCCTGGTTTGCACGAGCAAAAGCCGCCCTGGTGGCATCGTCCAGCCTGGCGTCATAGGCAGGACGGATAAACGGGACCGGGGCAGAATGGGAAGTGCCCAGTTCGACAAAGCGCCAGTAGTACGCATTACGGGCATTGCTGGCCTTCATCGAATTATCGCTGTTGCCGGTGCGCGGATTGCGCCCACGCACATGCACGCCAGATGTGATGTTGCCATTGCGGTCGCGCTGGGTGATCACCACGATGTTTTTCTTCAGTTTCCCGGTGCGTACCGGGGCGCGTTTCACCGCCTCATCTTTAAAAATGGTGGCTCCCGCGCGCGTGGCATCGCGCATCACCTTGCGATTCTCGGCTTTACTCAGCGCGGCCAGATCGTCAGCTATATCCAGCAGGCCGGAAAAATCCAGTTTTGTATCGATCATGACTTCACCCCCTGCTTACAAAGAATTTCGAGTTGGGATCCCTTCGAATCGGCAATCGGTGGCGCGGCCACATCGAGGACCTGGCCTTTATAGGGACCGGTCAGCACCTTCAGTTTTGATGCGGCAGTGATATCAGTACGGAAGCGAACCCATACGCGGATCGTTGCCTCAGCTATTTCAGCGCCAGCAGAGATTTGCTCACGCCCGCTGATGCCTTTGATTTCTGCATAAATATCGCTGCCATCATGCCAGACAGTCTCTGGTTGCCCTGACGGGGTTCTGACAGAGGTAAAATTCATAATGCGCACGCGCTGATTCAGTCTTCCCGCCTGCATATCACCTCCTACAAACCGTAAATACGATGCGGCTGAAGCAGTGCTTCTGTTGCCAGCGGGATTTCAGAAGTGATATTGCTGATGTTGACCGCTTCACGGTTTGCGTACCAGTGACCAATCAGCAACAACATCGCGGTGCGGATATCATCGTCGAGCAACAGGCTATCGGGATCATCAGCAAAACCAGGCTCAGTGTTGTCTTTGTAAAGCTTACGGCGCGTCCAGGTTTCAACGTAGCGCACGGCGGCGCCTTTAAAGATTTCAAGCAGGTCATCATCGCCCGTAAAATCATCATCGATCCGGCAATGCTTTCGCACTACGGACAGTTCAATAAATTCCATAGACTCAACGCCTTAAAGAAAGGCGGCCATCAGGCCGCCAGGTAACTTAGCTGCCGGATGCGCCAGTGAAAGTACCGAAGATGAAGCCTTCAGGACGCTTGACGGCCAGCGCCAGACGTTCTTCGCAGCGAATCGAGATCATGTTTTTCTCAAAGTCGTCGGCGTTTTCCGTGGAAATAACAACGTTCGCATCTTCACGATCAAAGATCTGCGCTGCCGTGCTGAACGCACCGCACAGGAACTTGTTACGGAATGCGGTTGCTTCCGTGGCAACCACCGGCATACCCCACAACGTCGGGCCTGTCAGCGCTGACGGGTTAGCCAGGATATAGCGGCCCAGGCTATCTTTGGTCAGTTCGATTTTCGCCCAGTCAATGAAGTGCAGCACATGACCGTCGCACGGTACACGGGCAAGCTGGACCTGAAGCATTGCCAGGCGCAAATCATCAATGCCGTTCTGCTGCTCAACATTAAATGCCGGGGTATATGCCGATGCCTGCGGGATAATGCCTTCCAGATGCGCGCCGGTACCATCACCGAAAAGAATTTCCTGCTCTTCGGCGTATTTCAGTCCATAGTTCATTTCCACATCGATCATTGACTGCAATGATGCAAAATCGTCCAGGATCTGCTTGGATGCTTTGAACAGATGGGCGATAGTGCGGACCGGCGTGATTTTTTCTTCAAACTGAATATCGCTGTACGGCTTGGCCGTATTTTCCGGGACAACCGCCGCGTTGTTGGTAAAGCCGGTCTGCTGCACCCAGTAAAGTGTATTGGATGCCGTGCGACCAGGGGCGATCAGATCACGGATAAACAGGCGCTGTTTGAGGCGATCAAGAATACCAATCTGACGGTCAGGCGCGATAACCTGCCCCGGCAAATCCGGTGTGGTCAGTGCTGCCTTAACCGGGACGCTGAGGCGCTTACCACCACCCACGCTGGCGGCAAAGGTTTTTAACGCTTCAGAAGAAATCACCTGTTTACCGACGGTTTCTACCACGGTTTTGGCATTTGCCAGCGGCATCTGCGCAACCTGCTGTTCAAGTTCGCCAAGGGCAGCCTTCAGGGTCTTCTCTGCCTCCTGCAGGGCATGAAACTCGACAGCCATCTTATCGACGGTATCTTTGGTTTCGGCAGACAACTGACCGGTTTTCTTCGCCTCGGTCAGCGCCTCTTCTGCTTTGGCGTTGAATTTGCCGGTGGCCTCTTCAATGCTGGCAGTGACTTTTTTCAGAATATCGTTTACTTCAGACATAGCGGATCCTTATTTGACTAACGCAGCCAGGGCGTTTTCAAGAGATGAGATTGTTTCGGGTTTAATGTCGTCGGCAGCGCCCGGCGTACCGTCAGTGGGGGTGGCAGCGCCAGACATGCCACCGGTTAAGGCTTTAATGAGTTTCCGGCGCTCAGCGCGCGGGGTGTTGGTTTTCGCCAGCAGGGCATCGAGTTTGCGCAGCGCCGCCGCGGGCGATTCGTCTTCGGTGGAAATTTCGTCGGCAGAAAGCAGGCTGTCGGCAAAACCTTTATCAACCGCCTCGCTGCCGCCGATATAGGTTTCGCCATCCATCATTGATTCAATATCAACCGCCTTCAGGCCGCTGCGCGCGGAGTAGATATCGGCCATCGCTTTATCAAATGGCGCCATCTCGGTAGCGATTTTTTCCAGGTCGTGCCGGTTTCCCATCGCGACCACCCAGCAGTTGTGGATCATCAGGAATGCGCCGCGCCCGATTTGCACTTCGTCACCGGCCATCGCGATGATGGATGCAGCAGAGGCCGCCAGGCCAAGCACCTTCACCGTCACCTTGCCTTCGTATTCACGAAGAAGGTTATAAATCGCCAGGCCTTCAAACATATCGCCGCCCGGGGAATTGATATTCACGGTGACGTCAGCACCATTCATGGAGCGCAGAGCGCCAGCGATGCGACTGGCAGAAACCCCGTCGCCCCAGAAGTCTTTCCCGATTACGTCAAAAATCGAGATGGTATTGTCATTGCTGCTGGCTGCACGGATGCCGCCGTTCCAGCGCTCCAGCGCAGAGGCCGGGAGATCCGGTTTTTCGCGCGCAAAAGGCCGCCCCTCCGGCGCTGCCGGAAGGCTTCTGATTGTCATGGGGTCTCCTAGGCCGCCTGTTTCAGCGGTGACTGTTCGAAAGGTATGTCAGGGAATACGTGGTTATGAAGACTGCGCAGCGCCATAGCCTGCGCGGCGGTGCTGTTCTGCTTCAGATCTTCCAGCGGCGTCAGGTTGAGCTGAACCGTATAGATATCGCCGCCTTCAATAGGCGGCATATTTTCCAGCCGGCGAACGTCATTTCGCGACATCCAGCCATTCTGCAACGCACTGGTGTAGTACGCCGCGCGACCGGCGCTGTCAGCGCGCAACAGGCCTTCAACACTGAACTCGGCAAAAACGTCCTCTTCACCACCAAGCAGGCACCGGGAAATCTCCTGCTCGATATTCACCAGCAGCGGGCGCAGCGTGTGAGTCAGAAATTGCAGGTTCATCCCCTCAAGGCTGGACGCCCAGCTACTTTGTTTGGTGGTGTGCCCGACCATAAACGGCGGCACGCGAAACCAGCGACAGATCTCTTCAATACTAAAGGATCGTGATTCAAGCATCTGGGCGGCTTCCGGATTCATGGTGACGTTCTGGTATTTGAATCCGCTCTCAAGGACCATGATTTTTCCGGCATTTTTCGAGCCGGTGAAGGCCTGCATATACTCCCGCATCCGGTTGCGCTGGTCCTCTTTTAACGCCAGCTCAGAAGAAAGAAAGCCTGAACTCTGTAACCCGTTTTCAAAAATATTGGCGGCGGACTCTTCCACTGCCATCGCAGCGCCAATCACATCGCGCCCGACCATCATTGGCATCATGCCGCAGACACCATCAAGACCGAAGCCACGAATATGCATCAGGTTCTTTTCCGGGATCACACGCCGCGTGCCGTTTTCGGTGTAGGTGTATTCCAGCCGTCCGGTATCCAGCCGTTTAACCACCATATTCTGCGGAAGAAGCGGAACCAGAGAGACCAGTTTAGGTCCGATAAACAGTTTTTCGACGAAGGCGTTACCACGCAAACAGATACTGGCCACCAGCATCAGCATGAATCGTGAGGGTGTCATTTCAAGGTTTGGACGGCGGCAAAGCACCTGATAGACCGGGTTGCCCTGCGCCAGTTTTCGCGATCCATCCGCCTGGCGCTCATAGACCTTAAGGGGGAGCGTTGATATGGATTCACTCAGCAGACGCACACAGGCCCATACAGCTGAAAGCTGAATGGCTTTATCGGCCGTCACCACCTTGCCGCTGCTGCTTGTTCCGTACCACTCCTGCCAGAATGTCCCGGTGGTAAGGCTGATGGGTACGCCCAACCAGTTGAGCAGAGCGCTTTTCACCCTGCCCGGCTGCTTATTTTTTTTCATCAGAAACCTACCATGATGGGATTTTCAAAGAAGCCGTTCAGATCCTGCCGTGTCTCCGGCAGCATAGCGCGGCCGATATCCATGATCAGAGCTGTGGCCCCGTCGATTTTGTTTTCGTTGTGCTCCTTGATCGGCCGCACCACATCATCGTTACCCGGCAGATGTTTACCCACCACGTTGGAAATACACCAGGTCAGAATCGGGTGGCCGTCGTGGTGGAATCGCCCCGCCTCGATCGCCGCCTCCAGCTCCTTCATCGGATCTGACATATTGGTGTAGTTCTGGATAATGGTGATGGGGCTAAGCCCCTCATCGGCCAGATGGTGTGAAAGGTTAGTGGCACCATGAGGGTCAATGGCTGACTCCTCGACCGGGTTCTGCCGGTTTGCCGCTTTGGCCTCTTCCAGAATGACGCGGTAATCAATTTCAGCACCTTCCGTTATCTGGAGATGGCCGCTGTTAACCCATTTCTGGAAACGTTCTGCGGTGCGCTGCTGATCCGTATCGGTGCTGTAAACCGTGTCATAGGGCACCCAGAAGCGCGGCGCCACACAGTAGTAATGTCGTTTGCCGTCAATGTCGCGGGTGAAAATCCTCACCATGCTGTTCATATCCAGCTTGCGCGCGAGGTCAAAAGCCAGAAAGCAGGGCTGCCCTTCGAACTGCTCAAGGGTAAGCGTTTCATCCTCGCAATTGCGCCAGCTCACCAGGTTGAAATAGGCCGCGCGGGCTGACACCCAGATATTCAGGTGTTTCGTTTTGAACACGTTGGCCTGGCGGGCGTTGTTCATGGCTCTTTTCTGCTGGCTGAGCAGGAAATCGCTGTAGACCGACACCCCCATATTCGGGTTTGCCTTGCGCAGTACCGCAGGGTCTGTCCAGTCGTCACCTTCATCGACGGTGTAGATCACACCGAAAAGCTCATCGTTAGGCACCGTGCCGTTAAGCATCTCGATCACTTCGCGACGCTTGTCGTAGCATGGACCCTCAATGTTGTAGCCAGCGGTGGTGATGGCCCACATCAGCGGCTGACGACGGGCACCCATGCCGGTCAGCATAGTGGTGTACAGCGCGTCGGTGTCATGTTCGTGATACTCGTCAACAATAGCGCAGCTTGGCGACGCGCCGTCGCCGGGGTTACCGATCAATGGTTCAAAGCGGGCGCCATCCTCCGGCCGGTTCATATTTGAGGCATTCACCTCGACGCCAAACGCATCACACAGCGCCGGTGTACGTTTGCACATCAGCCGGGCCGGGCGGAATACCTCCCAGGCCTGCTTTTCAGTCGTGGCGCCGGAATACACCTCCGCGCCAAATTCGTCGTCACAGGTGAAGCAGTAAAGCGCCACGCCCGCCGAAATCGCTGATTTACCATTCTTGCGGGGGATCTCTGTATAAACCTCCCGGAAACGGCGCAGCTTCGTGCCTTTCATCACCCAGCCAAACGCTGAACAGACAACAAAGAGTTGCCAGGGCTCCAGCGTTATTGGCATGCGTTTAAACGCCCATTCACCCTTTGTATGGGGCAACAACTGGATAAACTTGGCTGCCTTTTCTGCCAGATCCTTATCAAAGCGGTAACGAAACTTCCGGGTTTTCTCTTTTGCCAGATCGTCAAGATGCCGCTGACAGGCGTCGATGACATACCGGCACGCCGGAACCCTTCCCCGCACGATGTCGCGGGCGTACTGATTTGCGGCGTTCACGTTCGGGTAGGATTTACGGGTCATAAGTTTTTGAATGGGTTATCAGACTGTTTTTTATTTGCCCCGATAAGGCGCTGGCGGCTGCTCGGGTCGAGCCCCAGCATTCCGCCAAATGATGCCATCTGCCGCATCGCCTCATTGAGCACCGTCAGTGCCGGGTTCTTTATCGGGCCACCCATTGAGCCAGCCATTACAATGCCGTGCGACTGAATATGCTCCTGTGCCTGGCGGGAGTTCGAATAGGCGATGCAGAACATTTCGAGGTTATGCAGATCGGTGGCGCAAAGTACCTGTTGAGCGCAAAGCTCTTTCGCGACCATACGCCACATTGTTGCGGCGTTGTCGTCCAGCCACTCCGGCGGATCAACACCAGTGATCGGCGTGAATGAGGGTTCAGCTTTGTTAAGGGCGCGCTTACCAGGATTGCCCGCCAGCACCTTCCTTGAAACAGGCTTTGCCCGGCGCCCGGATCGCCCCGTCGCTCCAGCCATAGATGCTCCGGTTAATTTTTATATTTCGCGGGTGTGAAAATCTGACTGAGGCGGCGGTCCTTAGCAGGCAGCCCTCTGAACTTTTGCCCCGCCCCCCCCCTTGATGAGAATCGATATCATTCACATCAATATAGTTGCAAATGCAACCATTTTGTTGATATCGAATCTCATTTGAATCTTTCACGACCAGTCTTCGAACGATGGCACGGCCAGCACAGGCTTTCGAGGTTTGACAGGTCGTCAGTCCCACCGTTGGCTTTGGCAATGATATGGTCAACTGTCTTTGCCGGTGCGATCAGTGCATTTCGTTTGCAGTTCTGGCACAGGTGTTTGTCACGCTTCAGAACCTCAGCCCTGAGCACGTCCCACTTGCTGCCGTAGCCACGCTGGTGGCGGCTTTGCCCGCGCTGATGCTGTTGCCAGCCTTCGTTGCGGTGCTGCTCACAGTAACCCGATCTGTCCGTGGTAGTTCCGGCGCATCCGCGCTTGCGGCAGGCGCGCGGTATCGCTGCTGGCATTATGCAACCCTCCATGCGCGGCGCCGCTCCGTCCTCGCCTCACCATCAGGATGGCGCTCGACGGGTTCTCCATCGGCATGATCGACAAGCGACCAGCATGGATACACCACCGGCGCACCCCAGGCATCGCCAAGGGCGAAGTCGGCAGGCTTGCTGCTGTCCCAGCGTGCCAGCACCTTAGGCAGATGCCGAGGCGGAACGCTGTAGCACACGCCATGAATGAGCTGAGGCAGAGTGATAAAGTCGGCGAGCGTCCTGTCGGCAGCAATCAGCCGCTCGGCTATCTGCGCCTGATACTGGGGCGGGCGGCCGGTGCCCAGGTAAAAAGAAATGAGGTCATCAGGATGATCCTCAATCCACCATTTCACCCGCTGGACAAATCCGCGGACAGGTCGTGCATCATCCTCCAGCACAACGACCCGGCATGATTGCACGGCGGCCCATTCGAGAGCCCTGCGGTGATTCCAGTTGGCACCGTGATTCCCTTCATCAATAACCAGGTGTGCGCCGATGTGCGAGGCCAGGCTATCAGCCTGTTGTCGCCGGGAGTGATGACCGACGACAACAAATTTCACTTGTGCTGCCACCATGCCACCTCTTTATGAAAAAGATTGACTTTGCTGGTTTCGGAGAATATTCCCTTTCCAAACTCAACTGGCTGGATGCGTCTCAATTTTGCGATGCAACTTGTATCAAGGGCATCCAGGCTGTTCATTAATCTTGGATCGCTTTCAACCAAAGCACCTTTTACTTGTGTTTCCACCATGCGGCCTCCTTACCGATACCATCAGTTTTGAACACGGTATGAACCTGAGGGCCGGTTACGATGCGATCACCAAAGCGTTTAGCCACAATGCCAAAGGCCAGCATGTCGCCGATAGCTGCCGGTGCTTTCTCTGTCTTCCAGAAGCGGTGACACTCAAGCAGGTAGTACAGCCGCACGATGCCATGAGCAAAAGACATGACATCTTCGCGCAGGCCGCCAAGCAGCCCGGCATTAAGCATCACGTCGTTGCGGTGCTGTTCGATGAAGTCCTGATAGATACGCTCAGGATGGTGCTGGCGCGCCCATGCGTCGGCGTAGGTTTTCGGCTCGGAACCGACATAAACCATACCGGGCACCATATCCGCCCACGGTTCGCGCAGCATTTCGACATCGGTACCGTCAGTACACCAGACGAAGCGATAATGCGGCGCCGCGCGCAGAAACTGCCAGATATGCAGCCAGCGCCTGAAATAAACATTCATTGCCACTTCCGGCACGGGAACCAGGCTGACGCCCGGCGGCGTGGATGAAAGCTGGTCAGCCAGCACCACTGGTTCGGCACCCTTTATAGAAGCAGCCCACCGCGCCAGCAGCCCGTAATCTGCCGTCATACGCTCATTGCGCTGGGGGTCGGGCTGGCTGGTTAACAGCGTGGTGATCACCACATCATTCTGCTGGCGGTACTCTGCATAACCGGTATACCCGGTGTCGCGCCGCTCGTTGTGAATCCGCACGTTGCGCTTCACCTGCTCTTCACGATCAGGACGCGGTACCGAGCGTTCAACCTGCTCGTGCTCATCCAGCGAGTGAATGAGCTTCTCAGAACCAACCACATCAGCGAACGCCCATGACGTCAGACCGGCGTTATGGATCCGCAGTGCCAGATCTGAATGCTCATACATGCCGCGACCATATACCGGATCAAAGCCACCGACGCGCTCAATCACACTGCGATGATAGTAAAGCATTACGCCGCGCTGGCCTGTGTAGGCGATATGCTGATCGTCGCGATACAGCACCGCGATATCGTTCAGCTTGCGCGCACCAGCCAGATCGAGGAACTGATAAGCAAGATGAGGCTCAGGGGAGTCGATATAAGGCAACCACCAGCCATCAGCAACCGGCCATGCGTCATCGTCCCACAGGAAAAGATGTTCGCACCCGGCATCCATCAGCGTGGTGAGGCTGGCATTTTTCGAAGCCACAATGCCAAGTGATTTATCGTGTCGAATCAGCTTCACGCAATCGGGTACCGCTGCTGGTGGCTGTGAACCATCGTCAACAACCACCACCAGCGCACCAGGAGGAAGATGCCCGAGTTGATGCGCCAGCGCCTGGCTCAGCACACCAGCGCGATTATGAGTAGAAATTGCTATACCGATACGGCGATTTCTTCCAGCGACGGCTGGTGCATATGGGACACCATCGATAATGACCTGCATATTTAAACCTGCCGCGAACCAGTATTTTTAACCGTTGCCTCAATCGCTGTTTTAAGTGCTTCAAGTTGCTCAAGGCATGGGGTTACATCAAGGGCAATTTTTATAATTAATTCGCGCTCATTTTTTTGGGATGCGCCTAACCGCGTGTCAACCAGTAACTGACGGGCGTATGCAATCCCTGCCGGAGTAAGGAAGGTAAAATAATTACCGCCTTTAAATTCCGTAGCGGTATGCCGTGTTTCGACAAAACCAAGCTCGCGCAATTCGCTGGCACCAGACTTTGATGGAAGATCACCATCTTGCAGCGCACCGCGAAAGAAAAGCGCGTGGATAACGTCCGCTGCGGCGGCAGACAGTTCTACTTTCTTAGTGGACATAGGATTTACCCTTTTAGATGTGAGCCTGTCGCATGGGACAGCCGCCCGAGAAAACAGCTTTCCCCAGGCTCACGACTGAAAGACTCTCGATTGTTTAGCTCATGCGAAGCGCAATAAAAAAGCCACCAGCGGATGCCAGTGGCTTGTTGTTTTGAAGCAATTATCTTATTTACCGAAGTTTTCTACATACAAAATACAAGATGAGATTGCTTCGTCCAATGTCTTTGATTTTGTTAACCAGTACTCAAATTTATGTACTAACCATCGCCCGCTTTCTTTATCACGAATAAAAATATCCGAATAAAAAGTTCCTGTTTGATGGAAGATTTCAAACCTGAAACCACCATAAGTTTTATTTGATATGGTGATAGTTTTAAGAAGTTCGTAGTAATCCATGTTTTCTCTCATGAAAATAGTTACGCACTATCATCCCCATATAAAACATTATCACAGGCACTCAGTGAATGCCTGCTGTAATGCCCGCTATTCGAGGGAAACGCCCAACGCTTCGAGGAGTTCATTTTTTTCCGCTATGCGGCGATCAAGCTCATCAATGACATATGGGCGGATATTCTCGATGAAAGTATCATCCTGATAGGTTGACTGGATAGTTATGCCAAGACCTGCACCACCAGCAATAATGCTCCGTGCACGCTGCAATTCAACAACCTGCTTCGAAATGCTATATGCCTCACTTAGATGTTTCACCTGCATTATGAAATCCTCAGCAGTCGGCGTCAGGGCGGGCAACAGCGCGGCATGCCCACATGCAGGCTTCCTGCATTTTGGTACGCGCGATCGACAAACAGCGACCAGCTTCATGGGCCTCAGCAGAGTGATTGCCCGTCATCGACAGTTCATCCGCTACCCAAGCCTTTTGTTTCTCAAGCAGAGTGTTAAATTCGCGAGCAGCCTGCTTGAGTTCATTCATGTCACCGATTTCTTTCGGGCCAAGTGTGCGGTAGCCCTTAACGGTGCTGCCGTCCTGCGGTTTTGCTTCGCTCATTGCGATACCTTTGGTGTTGGTTGTTGGCGCTGGTGCTCGATAACACGTATACCAGCGAAGTTGTTATTGCCCTGCTCGATAGTTGCCAGTAGTGGCTTGATCCACAGCACCGCCTGGCAATATGTCAGCCTGCCGGGGGCAACGGTACCACCATTGGCTGGGTCAGGTTCGCCGGAATCGGCGTGCATTGCGCTGGCACGTAAACGGTGCGTGTATTCGAGCAGCCCGTCAGCGATATGAGCAGGAACAGGCAGATCACAGGTTTTCTCACGGCGAAGAATCTCCCGGTATTCAATGACGGTGTTTTCGGCATCGCTGGCGACCGCAGCATTAGCCCTGGCTGCTAACTGTGCCACCTGGTTAAACCGATTCACGTTGAATGCCTGCGTGGCTATCACCTAGCCCTGCAACGCGTTATCTGACTTCAGCACGCGCTTTTCGCTTTCCGATACGCTGAGATCCGACCGTGTTTTCATCAGTAGTAACGCCAGTACAGCCACCAGCGTTATTACCGACAACTGAAGCCAGTAGCGCTTTAAGAGCGCCGTAATCACGACATGAACAGAGCACGCTCTGCCTCACGGCGGCGGGTAAGACCATCCAGCACCTTGCCGCCAGCCTTGTTCCAGCGTGGAAACTCATCAGCAGCGCCGCGGTAGTCACCGGCATTCAGCTTTTTCAGCAGTGTTGAGGTGGAAAGCGTGCGCGTCCCGAGGTTGTAGGCAAACGACACCAGCGCATCGAACTGGCCCTGCGTCAGTTTGACTTTTACCAGCTTCGACACGTCGCTTTCATAGCTCACCAGCCCGGTTTTAAGCAGGCGTTCGGCAGTTTCTGGCTTGATGATCATGCCCTTACCGATGGGTTTGCCATCCACCGGTTGCGTCCAGCCATAACCAATCGTCCACACGCCGACGCTGTCCTGATATGCCTCAAGCCGCAGACCTTCAAACTGCTTAATTAACGCGATCCCTTTATTGCTGATTTGCATCATCCACCCCTGCTTTTCTGGCGGCGAAGCGTTTGATAAACCCGCCAATAAAGTCCGTACCTACGTAGCCAATAAACACGCTGGCGATATACGACAGGTTTTTAGCCAGGCCGAAGAAATCCAGCAGGTCACGGGCAAACCAGGCGATCATCGCGCACATGGTGGCATCGATAAGCGTTTTCATGATCGGACCGCCGTTATAGCGCCCCCGCAGATACGCCATAGCAAACGCCAGCATTGCGCCAATACCCTGCTCTTTAGCAGCCAGTAGAGCAGCAATGAAATCTTGTTTGTAGGGCATTTTCATAGTCTCTCACCTCGCTGTTTGCGGAGGCTGTGTGCGTGAAAGGGTCTGGCCTTCGGGTGCTAATGGAAAGTGAAAGCGGAGAGTAATTTCCGAGTCCAGAAATGAAAAAACCCCGCCGAAGCGAGGTTTTAAAATATTGTGGTTAACGGTAGACATACAATGCCCATCGTTGGAAAAATCCTAACCACTTTTTTCGAATATTGCAAGCATCGTGGCGCGATAATTCAGAATTTTGTCGCTAACGTGTGACTTTGCGCAATTGTGCTTCAGCAAATGCCTCTTCCTGCCAGCACTTGGTGACCAGCAGGCTGATCACGTCGGCATAACCGCTGTACCACTGGTAACTGGTCAGATCCGGGATCACTCTTTCCACCATGGCGCGGGCGAGTGTTGTCGGTACGCGGCTGTAGCGATTGCCATTACAGCGACCGCAAGTCTTATATGTCGGCGCGCCGATCAGCTTTGTGCGTTTCTCATCAAGTACCGTGCCCTTACCTTTGCAGCCGCGGCACGCTGTGCTGATCTCACCTTTGCCACCGCAATGAGTGCATTTAACCTTTTCGGTGCCGGTTACCTCTGTCCATTCTTCCCAGTACGACGGGCAGAGACCTTTGGTTGTGGCTGCCCACTTGGGTGGCTTGCCATCCGGGTATTGCACTTTTTTTGTTGTGGTTTCTGCGTCAACAAAACCGGTCCCGGCGCAATGCGGGCAACGTCCCTTGCTGGCGGCAGAACGGGAATAGTCGGCGTAAGCGAACTGCACCAGCACCGGCAGTATTTCGAGGCGCGCTTTTTCACTGAGCTTCATCAGCACCGGATTTTTTAGCGCCAGCGCATAGTTCATCAGCCCATCAAGCGCCGGAGCCGGATCCTGAATCCCCATCTTCGCCAGGAACAGGTTAAAGCCCAGCGGTGCTTTCGACTGCACCATACCCTGCGCCGCCATCACATCAGTAATCGTCAGCACGGCACCGCCGGTAGCGGGAGTCTCGTCGTTTAACTTCGGTGACTTTGGTGAATAGAATTTTGGTAATGATTCAAGGTTCATAGCGTCTCCACTTTACGCCAGCACGCCGATGGCCAGCGCGCGATCTAATACCCGAAATACCAGCACAAGCTGGCTGCCATGTTTTGCTTCAAATGCCACGGTGTCAGCGTGCAACTCGTCGTGATGCGCTCTGCAAAGCGGGATCACAAACAGGTCATGCGCTTTGGTACCCATCCCCCCGAAACCGTGGCCGATCAGGTGGTGGGGGTCGTCTGCCGGGTTGTTGCAGCACATACATTGCTGCGCTTTAACCCAGCGGGTGTACTTCTCGTTTACCCAGCGGCGGCGCTTTGGTCGCAGCATGAAGGATTCCGGCGTCTCCGGATCGATGCGCAGCGCCAGCACCTGCTTTGCGGTTTCCTGGACCATTTCGCGCGGTGAGGGCAAACCCGGTACCAACTCAGATTCGCGGTAAACGTGCTTTATCTCTGGCGCTGGCAGGCGCAGCACACGGCGGGCAGCGCTATCCGGCAGGGCATCGGCGAGACCATTTTGTGCCAGCCACCAGCAGAACTCCGGCAGCGTCAGCGTGTGCGCCTCATCGAAACCCAGTTCGCGGCGCGCAGCGCGCAGGATGTAGGCGGCTGCGTTCGCTCTGGCGATTGTCGCCAGTGGCTCGCTGCTTTGCTCGCGAAGCAGGTTATCGCAGTGCCAGCACAACCGGATCGCGCCCGGCGCATGTCGCAGTATGGTCATGTTCGCATCGTGCCAGGACTCATGCGGCCACTGGCATCCGCTACCGTCGCGGAGCCAGCTTTCCAGACCGTTCAGGCCGCCAGCGCGGACCAGCACCGCTTCGTTATCAAACACTCCAGCCAGCGCAGGATCTTCGGCGAGCGGTTGCTCTGCTGGTGGCAGTACGCCGGACGGCATACCCGCCAGGCGCTCCGGTTCATTCTCCAGCAGCATGCGCCCGCGGCGAAAATGCGGCAGCATGCTGGCACCCGGCCTGAAGATAACGATCCCCAGTTCTGATACGACAACTGGATTTAACAGCGCTCTCAAGGCATCACCTTAAATCGTCAGGTTTTTAAGCTTCTGGATGGCTGTACCCATATCAGCCATCGCATCCACAAATTCATCAAACTTACGGTTAGCCATCCCGTAAGCCTGAAGAATTTCAAGCCTCAGCGGATCAAGTTGCTTTTTCATCGCCTCCCGGTCTCCCGCCTTCTTCTCGGCTGCTTCAGCCGCCCGGATCAACTCTTCAGCCTGCTTACGCAATTCTTCTGGCGTTACTGTTTTGTTACTCAAAGCGCTCTCCGTTACCGGTGTTACATCCGGGGCTGATGAAATGGACTGATGACCAAAGCGGGGATGATGGATCGTGGTTGTTCTTCCATCACCGACAACACAAAGGATCCCTGACTCGCGAATAATGCCGATCAGAAGTTCCTTGTCTTTCTTCTGCAACTGGTTGTAGGCATAAACTTTCTGAGAAATAAGTGTCAGCGAGGCTCCCTCTGGCATTCTCTCCACAAAGCGCTTAACCCTGGACAAGACTGGCTGCAAGTGCGGCGGGGTTGTTCTCATATCACCCTCACCTCAATGAACGGTATCGAGCAGGCGCAGCAGGTCTGCAAACCGGGACTCAAAGAAATGCGGTTGTGTTTCGCGCGGATTAGCCGGGCTGGTGATGTTCTTGCCGTACATGCAGCCTTTAGCGGTCAGAGACCAGAAGCGCTTAACCCCATTGCTTCCGCTACGACTCCGGCGCTCTTTATGCTCGACGATGCCGAGCTTCGCCAGTTGCTGGTAGGCCTGCGGTGCCGTCATCGCTATTTTGTGAATTTTCAGCAGCGCGCTGAGGGATTGCGTAGGGCGACTGGATCCGTCAACAGCATCAGCAGGGGCATCGATGGCATATTGGGGTGCCAGATTGGGCAGGCCGACAGCCTCCTGAAGTTTTTGGCAAGCGCCAAGCACTGACGAATTGGAAAGGTTTAGTGACTTCTGCATGAAGCCCAGGAGGATGATTCCTGCCTGCATTTTATCGGCGGCAGCAGATAAAGCCGGTTCCGGTTCGCTAACGGCTTTATCAAAGGTACGAATCACTTTCAGGTGGAATGCAGGGCTGATCCACATAGCATATGAGTAGACCAGTTCCTTCGAAACGTATGTTCCCTGCTCGGCCCCGCCGCGAATAGTGGAAGGCGGAATTCCGCCCTCGCTTAAAATTTCATCAATAAGGGCGACAGTCTGGCTGTTTTCAATCCAGTACTTCGGACGGTGGCGCTGTTCACCACCAGCAGCGCGGTGCAGATCATTAAGGCAGTAACGACCATCAATATCACGGCGTACGGAAACGCCGTCAATCACAAGTAATTGACTCATTAGTTTCTCCACTGTTTGAAATGCGATCGGGACTGCAACCCCGTTTCGCTGACACTTATCGACCATAACACACATTTTTTTGGGCTGACGACATGGACTGATCATTTATCCACCCTTTTATTTAGTGGGGTGATCGTGATCTCCACCCTGCCTCCCTTCACTACCGGCCCCCACTCCACCAGCATGCGCTTAACCTGCCTGTCGTCCTCCCACACTCCGGCATATGTCAGGGCGTCAAATAGCGCTTTGTTGTAATTGTCGATATCACGGGGGCGCGCGTCAGGCGGGTAGAGGGTGATCTCCACTGCGGCCAGTTCAGTTGACGGTTTTGGCAGACATCGCAACTGATCGAAGATTGCCGCGCAAACGGCGCTCTTGAACTTACGCCCGGCGACGCTGATGAGATGGCGACCTGTAAGCGGCCCCTTATTCGGTGCCCGCCAGTAGGTATTGACGCTTGGCGGAAAAGGTAAAATCAGCTTCATGCCGCGGACCCTCTGGCTTTCAGCCATTCCTGAGCCATTTCTATGGCATAAGGACCACCGCCAATCAGCGCGCGGATGATCGCCTCTGCTTCGGCAATTGGCTCCGAAAGAGTGCTGGTATTGATCCGAATGCCGCGGGAAACGTGCGGCGTAATGGTGATCACCTCTTTCTTTTCCAGCGCGCGCAGGTGAGTTGTTGCAGCGTTCCCCGACGAAGCGCCAATCAGCGCTGCAAGTTCTTTGTTCGTTGGCGGATAGCCATGCTGCTGCTGATAATCCACCAGGGCGGCGAACACCTGTTTTTGCCGTGCAGTCAAAGTATTCATGCTGCTCTCCAGTCTTCTTTGAAGATGGGCTGAACATTTCCAGGGAAGATATCCACATCCGGTGACTCAGCCTGGTTACCCCAATGATCCCAACCCGGCACCGCGCTGCGGCTGAATAACTCGATGCGTGGCACTTCGCCGTAGAGCCGTTCCAGGCGATGACGCGCTTCGGCTGGCTTCTCGCTGTGTTCGCCCAGCGGGCTGTAGATCACCTGCTTAACCCCTGCATCGCGCCTTTCCAGCCCGACGCCACGAGTAGCAATAAGCAGGTCTTCAGTATTGGCCCGGGTGTGGTTGCCGCCGTTCATGCGGGTTTGTCCATTGAGCAGATCGAGGAAGTCGTAAAAGTCCTCCACCTCACCGGCGGCCAGGGCTTTATTTATATGTGTTTCCGCCAACGCGTTCAGTTTCACCCACGTAAAACCTTTCATGGTGCGCACGGTAAAGCCCCAGGCTTCGGCCAGCTCGATAGCTTCGCGGTTATGCGTGCCGGTGTACCACATCGCGAGAACAGCGTTTTCAGCCGCCAGCGCCCAGACTGGCAAGCGCTTCAGGTCGATCAGTTTCATCGTGTCGTAGTGGTCACGTGCCGCACCGTTGCTGGCGTTGTTGCCATAGCTCCACGGCGGATCGGCGTATATCAGCGAATAGTTCACAGATCACCTCCAACATAGTTCCCCGGTGCGATGCCGGATCCATCGGTAACGCCGTGAGTCATGCCACTAAGGCAATGGGCGCGACATTTGGCATAGCGATTTCTTGATGTCTGGTTAGACGCCGTATCGTAGGCCTCAAGCCATACGGTGGCGGCGCGGCGCCAGAGGTGTTTTGCTTCCAGTTCGCGGGCAAGGTTCTCCAGTTCTGTCAGCTTTTTCAGCTCAGCAGCGGTTAACGGCTCATCGACGTAATAGACCCAGTTACGGCCGACCTTGTGCCGCTCCAGCATTCCCTGGTTGTACATGCGGATCAGCGCACCGCCGATAGAGTTTTCGTTGATGTGCGGTAACGCCTCGATGAGATCGCGCGCAGCGGACACAGGGTTAGTCCGGATGAATTCGTATACTTCGTCGAAGGTGCTCATCCCCGGAACCCCTCTGGAATTGATGTGTCAGGGCGGCTTATCGCGTTGATATCGCGTTCCCGTTTCTGGTCCCATGTTTCACGAAGCGGACGGCCTTTTGCTGCCCAGCGAGTGGCGCTTTGCAGGTAACCTTCGAATTTCTTCGGCCCAAAGAGGGTCTCGGGGCGCATGTACTGGTATTGCCCGTCGTTGTCGTGCCAGTGCTCATGCTTAAGGTCGATTACCAGTTTCAGATCGCTGACGCTGTAACCTTCACGCAGTCTGGCGCGGATGTTCTCCAGCGATGTGCGTGATTTCTGGTAACGAGATCCGCTGACCTGGTTCAGATGGGTAAGAACCTCAATCGCTGAATCAGTTATTGTCACTTCGGGGTCGGGTTGCGCAGCAACCTGACAAGAAGGGTTTTTATTCTCTGTAGTACTCTCTGTTGTATTCTCTGTAGGATCATCAGGTCGTTTTGACACGATGACAGCGGTTCTTTTTGCCTCACTGGAGCGTGTCACTTTGACATCTTCCATCGTGTCATTTTGACCTGATGGAATAGCGCATTTTGAACTCTTCGATTTAGTCACTTTGACCTCATCTAAAAGCTCACTTTCATAGTTGATTGTGTAGTAGTTGGTCATGTCGCGCTGGGACTTGTTCAACTGCTCGATCTTGAGTACACCCAGCGCCTTAAGGCGGGTGAAGGTGCGCTTGAGAGTAGACTCGGACCAGAAAGGAAACTGCTCCAGCCATTGCTCTGTAGTGTTGTAAATCCAGCGCACGCCATCACGTTCCAGCCCGGATGTGGTCTCCTTAAGCCAGTAGTTAACCTGCTGCAATGCAATGGCTTCATTCAGCCCGATGCTGTAAGCGAGATCAGGGTTTATTACTATTGGCCTTGTTGGCATTAACAGGCTCATGGTCGTCCTTTATTTCTCTGAATTTACGCTGGAACTGCTCAAGCGGGCTGAAGCACTCATGTGGGTAGCCTTCACGCAGATAGATAACGCGCTGCGTTTCTGGCTCCCAGCGGATGACGCGGACGGGGATGCCGTACTGGTCCCGGAATCTGCGGTTAAGTTCGCGCATTCGCTCTTCTCCGCCTGGCTGTTGAAATCACCTACAACCCACTCGGCAAACGGGTAGCTGACAGGCTCAATCGCCCCCTGTACTCTTACCCCATACACAAAACGAACCGGGCATTTACCGCCGGTGACAGGAAGCACTACCAGTTGCGACCTGCGGTATTGTGTTGTTAAACTGTTCATGCGTTGGTATCTCCACACTTAAGATCGACACGCCACGACGCCAGGGGCTGCAACTCGCTGGCGTCACTTCTTTTTGCGACTGAATAACGCAATGATTGCCTTGACTTCTTCTTCACGCGCAGCCAGGTGACGACGGTGATGCTCAAGGATTTCTTCCGTTTCATGCTGTTCAATTACCCCATCTTCCAGAGCCAGTTGAATAATCTGATCCACCTGCCCGCGCGCGGCGGCGGTACGCATAGCCCTGCTGAAGAGGTCAACGCGATCAAGATCTTCATACGTCGGAACTTCCACCAGCAGACAGCCGCGGCGCTTCGCGAAGTAGTCGGCCAGGAATGAGGTGTTCGATAAGTCCTCCATCGCCTCCAGCTCTGTCACTTCGAAAAAGCGGCAACCGTTTTTCTCGTAGAGGTTGTTATTGAACTGCGTGGCTGTCATGCCCAGCGCACCGGCCATCGCTTCACGCCCGCCGGGATAGGCTTTACACATCGCCTTAACTACCGCTTTTAAACTTTGCTCTACCATGTTGTTTTTCCTTTGGTAGTTACGATTAAGCAGCCGTTTCGTTAGGCTTCTGGTACATCTTCGCGTCGTACTTCAACGCACCTTTGGTGATGCGCTCGATAAGAAAGGCTTGTTTCTCTGGGATAATCTCCCCCCAGCGACACACTGCTGGATGAGAAATGCCGAGCGCATTTGCTGTTTTTGAAATACCGCCAAAATGATTCACAACATCGGTTTTACGCATACATCCTCCTAAATGATGACGCCTTAAAGGTAACAAAAGGTACATCAAATAGCAAACAACAGTTACCTTATTTACAGGTAACATTAGTTACATGAAAAGTGAAATGAAAGACCGTATACGTGCACGACGTTTGCAACTGGAAATAACTCAGCAGTCGCTGGCTAAAAGGCTTGGCGTCAGTAGAGTTTCAGTTACCAAATGGGAAAATGGTACGACGAAACCAGATGGTGAAAATTTACACCAACTGGCGCTGTCGCTCGCGACCACTCCTGAGTGGATTTTGTACGGTAACAGCGATGACAAACCAGATGATACGAAGTTGGTGCCATTCATTAAGACACCGACTGCTGTGCCCATTATATCTGCGGTGCAGGCTGGTCTTTGGACAGATACTTATGCTGCGGCGAGGCTGAACGACGTGCTCTCATGGACGCAAACAACTGCAGATGTTTCTGATGAAGTTTTTGGGCTGGTTGTGCGCGGTGAGTCAATGACCAATCCAAACGGGCTCCCCTCCATCCCGGAAGGTTCGATCGTAATTGTTGAGCCGAATTATGGTCAAATCGACGATCTCTACGGGAAAATTGTTGTTGCCATCTTAGATGGCTCATCGGAAGCCACAGTTAAAAAGCTTGTTTGGGACAGCCCGCATAGTTATCTGATGCCATTAAACCCCGCCTTTAAACCTATCCCCATAGATGGAAACTGCCGGATTGTTGGCAAAGTAGTCCAAATAACTCAAAACCTTTAACCACTCTTAGCCATCTATGATGGCTATTTTTTTACCTGCCAGTGTAACTTTTGGAACATTCATGCTTGACGAAATAGGTAACTAAAGGTACATTCAATTTGTCGGCGTATGGCACATGCGTCGCAGCGGTCCGGTGGGTTTCCTTAGCATTTCCCTGACCCAAGCGGGTAGCCGGAATGTGCAAGCCAGGTATGCACGAGATCGACTCACCATCGTGGCGATACGGTGCAGGGGCAGCACTGTAAAAGTCTGCCAGTTCGTAAATCACGTGTTTGCGTGTTATCCGAACCACGCTGGCTGGAAGGTCAGCACACAACATGAAAGCGCACTCCTTCTCATCGGTTGTGGATGGCAGGTGTGAATAAACGGGAGTGCGCTCCCAGTTGTGGTGAATTGCAGCCGCTTCGACGGCAACCAGAAGATAAGCGCCTGGCGCTACAGCAAACCAATAATGCCAACTGGTAATACTTTGGCGGCGTCTGATCTCTCCCGTGAGGGCGCCGCAATTTTTTACGCAACACAAGAGAGCATCACCGCCGGGACGGCTCATTCCCCAATCCCGTCGGGCGGCCTGAGACCGCAGGTGCTCTCCTGTGTTGTGTGGAGATATCAACCAGTAGCGCTTTTGCAGCGGCGCACAGAGGACAGAAAAATGAATAGCCCTTTCTTTAAAAACCTTCTTACCTATCGCCTCAGCCGCGATGTGCTCATTATCGATGCAGATGGCATAACTAAACTGGCACAGCAGTTAGAACCGTTCCGCTTCACCCCCTGCGGCAGCCAGGACATGGCTAAGTCTGGCTGGGTGTCTCCGCTGGGCTCGCTCTCAGACCAACTATTCCATTTCGTTGGCAACCAGTTGCTGCTGACTATCCGTCGTGAAGAAAAAATCATGCCATCACATGTAATTAAGGATGAATTAACCAAACGTGTTAGCCGCATGGAAAGTGAACAGGGGCGCCGTCTGAAGAAGACCGAGAAAGATTCACTGCGTGATGAAGTGCTTCATTCACTCCTGCCCCGCGCTTTCACCAAAAATTCAACGGTCAGAATCTGGGTAAACATTCCCGCAGCACTGATCGTCGTCGATTCATCCAGCGCGCGCCGGGCTGAAGATGCGCTTGCGCTCCTCCGTAAAACACTCGGTTCGCTTCCGGTTGTTCCCCTGACTCTCGAAACGCCGGCTGAACTGACCATGACGGAATGGGTGCGTTCCGGCGCTATTCCATCCGGCCTTGCACTTGGCGCTGAGGCTGAGCTTAAAGCTGTGCTGGAAGATGGCGGTATCGGGAGATTCAAAAAACAGGATCTGTTTTCCGATGAGATCCGTACTCACCTTGACGCCGGGAAGCTGGTAACGAAAGTGGTTCTCGACTGGCAAAACCGCGTTCAGTTCGTGCTGGGCGACGATTTCAGCATTAAACGTCTCAAATTCTCCGACGAGTTAATCAGCCAGAACGATGACATTGATCGCGAAGATGCCGCACAACGCTTTGATGCCGACTTTGTTTTGATGACCGGCGAGTTTAACCAGTTACTCACTGACCTGATTACTGCCCTCGGCGGCGAAGCCAAGCGATAAACACCGGAGTGACTTAACCCATGCAAATGGGTTGGGTTGCTGCAACCTAAATTCGGCGCAACAGGCGCGGGAGGATGGATGAACCACATCGAATTTATCGAAAAGAATGTTCGTGAAGAACTTATCAGGCAGGGTTTCGCGCCTTCGGTGGCTCAGGGGGGGGGCTTGGCAAGCTGTTGATAAATATAAACGTATGTCGCAAGCCAGCCAGAAAGGAAAGATTTTTGACGACGTACTGAGGCACGCAAAGCTTTGGGCTGAAAAACAAACCTCCCAGGCCGAGCAAACAAAAGTAAAACGCACAAAGCGAGACGGCCAACCAGGGCTGTTCTGAAATAAACGCCGCGTTGCAGCGCGCACAGGAGATACAACGCAATGAAAGAAACCTTTATTCAGACCTATACCGGCAAGAAATTTGACTATCTGACCGCCACTGTTGACGTCATTGATATCGAAGATATTGCGACTTCTCTCTCCAATATCTGCCGGTATTGCGGTCAACTGCCAGAGTTCTACAGCGTGGCACAGCACTCGGTTCTGTGCAGCCAACTGGTTCCCGCTGAATTCGCTTTCGAAGCCCTGATGCACGACGCTGCCGAAGCCTATGTGCAGGACTTGCCCGCGCCGCTGAAAGCGCTCCTTCATGACTATCGCCGCATGGAACAAATGGTAGATGACCTGATCCGCGATAAGTACGGGCTGCCTCGTGAGCATTCACCAGCGGTTAAGCGTGCTGACCTCATCATGCTGGCCACCGAACGCCGCGATCTGGAAATCGACGACGGCACTCGCTGGTCAGTGCTCGAAGGAATCCCGGCGTCAGACGTCATCGATATTTGTCCGCTTCGCCCAGGACAGGCCTATGCCCTGTTTATGAACCGCTTTAACGAACTGATGGAGATCCGCAAATGCGCATGAACGCCAAAGAATTAATCGCTGATGCCCGCGTTACTGCTCCTACCCTGCCACCAGCAGCAGCGAAGTTAATGTCAGATATGGCTGATCGCCTTGATGTGCAGTATGCCGTGATCCGTGAATCCCGCGAGCAGGTGCAGAAACTGGCGGCAGAAAGTGACTTTAACCTGCATGGTGCGGCCCGTGAATTGAATACGTCATGGATGATGCATAAAACCATAATGGGCGCACAGGCTGCGCTGCTCTGCCTTTCTCAGGGTGATATCCGCAGCGCCCGCGACTGGCTGGAAGGTACGACCGATGAGGCGTTTATCGAAATGCCTGACGATATGACACCTGCCGGTTTACAGGCCTGGTTCGACAGCAACATGACCAGCAATGACGGCGGTAATGGGTTCCTCACTCAAGAAGAGGCGCTGGAAAAACTGCGCCAGCGCGCCCCCGCCACCGCCGCCGCAATCGCAGCCCTGCGCGCTGAAGGGGTGGATACCTACGCTGATTATCTGAACGGACTCGGCTGGGATGAAAGAGATATCACCAATGTCCGCAACTTCGCCGCCGATCTCCGCCAGTCCGTGCAGGTGAAGGGGGTGCAATCGTGAGCACAGGAATCGAGCTTATGCAGCACGCACTTGGTATCAGCGAACGTCACCGCGTGCCCTATCGCAATTACTTCCTCGCTGGTAGTGATCATCCTGATGCAACAGAGTGGGAAAAATTGGTTGAGCAGGGATTAGCAAAGGCATCCCCTGCTCCAGCATGGTCATGTGGTGACGTGGTTTATCAGGTGACAGATGCAGGCCAGGCGGTAGCCATTTCCGCACTGCCTGAGCCGAAGAAGCCAACCCGCTATGACGAATATCAGCGCTCTGAGGTCTGCGAATCGTTTGGCGAGTGGCTGGGTATAAATCTACCGGTGTATGAAGAGCGTGAGATAGGCAGGTACAAATACGAATATCGCATGGTTCGCCGCTCACGCGCTTACTGGGATTCGTATTGTGATGTGAGGGGCGACTGGTGCCCCACCAAGAAAGCAGCCAAAGCCAGCTATAAAGCTGCGCTGCGGGCGGTGAAAGGCAACGCATCCGAGGTGCAATCATGAGCGACTACTCAATCCTCGATATGTGCTGCGGAAGCCGCATGTTCTGGTTCGATAAACAGGATGACCGCACGGTATTCAACGATATCAGAGCAGAACAGCACACGCTGTGCGACGGTCGCAGCCTCGTTATCAGCCCGGATGTGATCGCCGACTTCCGCGCGCTACCGTTCGGCGATGCATCTTTCCCGGTTGTTGTGTTCGACCCTCCACACCTTGAGCGTGTCGGTGATAACGCCTGGATAGGTAAAAAGTACGGACGCTTGAACAAAGACACCTGGCGAGATGACCTGCGCGCCGGTTTCAAAGAGGCATTCCGCGTGCTGTGGCCACACGGCGTGCTCGTCTTCAAATGGAACGAAACGCAAATCCCGGTGAGCCAGATTCTGGCGCTGACTGATGAGAAGCCTGCCATCTGGCAGCGAACCGGCAAAGCCGATAAGACGCACTGGATTATCTTCGTGAAAGGCAACGCAGGAGAAGGACAATGAGCAAATCACTAAACGCACGCTGTATCCGTCGCTGGGAAGTTGAGTTTAAAGATCGTTGCGACTCGAAAGTAAGCCCGTGGTGGCGCAAGCGTGACATGCGTGGATACATCCGCGAAGCGGCGCTGACAACCGCTGATTGTATGGTCGAGCGATTGGCGGAGGATAACGCTCGCGTGGACTTCTGCGGGAATACCTACGGCTGGTCGCCTGAATTTTCTGCCTGGTATGACGAACATCGCGAACAATATCGCAAAGAGGCGCTGGACTACCTCAATGTGGATGCCACCAACGAAGAAATCGACGAAGAGATTCAGAACGAGCTGGAGGACTGGAATGACTAACAACGACGATCTGGCGCTGAAGCCCGTTGGAAAATTTATGTTCGTTATGAACCGCTGGCATCACATCTGGCACGGTGAAGCGCAGTACACAGAGCCACGCAAACCATTGGTGAAACTGTATAGCGAAGAAACAGTGAACTCCCTGCTGGCAGAGCGCACCGCAGACAAGGCGGAGAATGCCAGCCTGCGGCAGCGTGTGGCGGAACTGGAAGGGAATTTAGAGGTTTGCCAGAGCGACTTATGTGACACGGAAGACGCAATGCATTTATGGGCTGAACGTGCGCAAACAGCAGAGAAGCGCGTCGCAGAACTGGAAGCGCGCACGGTGAGCGTGAAGCTGCCGCGCTATGACCTTGACATGAGTGACTGTGATTCATGTGGGCAGGATTGCGGCGCTGACATGTCAGAAGAACCAGATGGCGATTATGTGCTGCTGTCTGACGTCATCGAAAAGCTTGCCGCCGCTGGCATCAAACTGGAAGTGGAGGAGTAGCGATGGCACTCACGAAAAATCAGCGCGCGGAATTGCGCATGAAGTTTGGCGGTCGTTGCGCATATTGCGGGTGCGAACTTGGGAACAAATTCCACGCCGACCACGTAGAAGCTGTTCGCCGGAACATCAGCAAAGGCTACGCAATGGACAGGCCGGAAAACGACACGCTTGAAAATATGGTTCCAGCCTGTGCTCCCTGCAACCTCTACAAGATGTGCGACACAGTTGAAGGGTTTCGTACCCGTATCGCTACGCAGTTGGATGTTACGCGCCGTGCATCTCGTAGTTATCGCTTCGCGGAGGCGTTTGGGCTGGTTAAACCAACTAATGCGCCAGTTGTGTTCTGGTTCGAACAATATCAGCAGCAGGAGTCCATATGACCACAACACAAACGATCAGCCGGGAGCAGTTGCTGTTTTGCCTGTCAGAGTTTGAAGGTGCAGCACGCGACGCGCGCGCCATTGAAGACGATCTCTATGCACAGGAATGCGAAGAGGTAGCAGCTGTTATCCAGGAGGTGTTGCAATATCGGCATGCAATGGACAGCGAGCCGGTGGCTGTGACCGATGAACGCGCAGCATTTGAAACCATCATGGAAAAACGTTTCAAAGACAGCATCGACCGCCGTCCGGCCAAGAACGGCGATGGTGAATACTTCGCGTGGGATATGCAGGTAGCCTGGATTGTCTGGCAAGCGCGCGCCGCCATGCAGTCATTCGGTAATTCCGAACAACTCAAAGCTGAGCTTGCAACTGGTGATTTTCGGGAAAATGTAAATTCGTCAACCGAAAACTTTCGGGAAAACCCTGAAACGTCAACCAGTGAACCTGTAAGCCAGCGTTACACGTTGCCGCCTCATATTTACCGCGAACTCGTTAACCAGTTGCGTGATACCGCAGTGAAATACCAGGGCAGTCAGCAACTGAGAGCGGCGCTTTGCAAAACGCTTTGCGCTGTGATTACCCCGGCAGTGCCCGAGCAACAAAACCGACAACAAAATATTCCTGAATATATTCCAGTCTGGGGCAGGAGTGGTAAGTGGGCTTATTTGAAAGACGAGGATGACGACTGATGCCCAGCAAACTGAAGCGGCGCCGCCAGCGCCGACTGCGTGATGACATGCTCTGGTGGCGCGCCGAAGCTATGGACTGTAAAGCCAGACTGCTGGAACTGGCTGAAGAACTGTATCAGGCCAGGCATCAGCGCATAGCTATGCCGGTACTGGTGCCCGCCAGAATCATTAAGCAGTTGGCTACGGCCACCAGCGAACCAAAGATTTGTGTCAAATGCAACGACGGCGCCCGCGATGGCTGCTCGTCTTGCGCGTATAAAGTCAGTTAGCCGGTTGCAGCCGGTGTGGAGAATCTATGCTGAACCTCGACTGTGTTCCCATCTCGACGTATTGCAAAGAAACCGGAGAAACGGCAGAGGCCATCAACAAACGATTACAGCGTGGCGTTTGGTTTGAGGGTATTCAGGTTTTGAAAGTGGAAGGCGTAAAGGAAAGATGGATTGATTTGAGTGAGGTAGCTAAATGGGCAAGGCAGAGTCGCCAAAACTCCCGCGCGGGGTGACCGTAAGGAAACATAGCCAGGGTGAGACGATCAATATTACTTTCACGTATAAGGGGGTTAAATGTCGCGAGCCCCTTTCAAATCTGGAAGTCAATAATAAAAACCTGAAATACGCCGAGAGAACCCTCGGCGAAATTCATAATAAAATTGAACGAGGCACTTTTATTTATGCTGAATATTTTCCTCGCTCAGCGAGACTTAAATTATTCGGTAATGCAGCAACTGGTAAAACAATAAAAATGTACCTTGATGAATATCTCTCTATATGTGAGACGCGCAAGTTATCACCATCCACTATTGGCGGTTATAAAAAATGCCGTAGTGCTTTAAGCGACCTTCATTCATTTCCGGCTAGTGAGTTAACACCTGCCGCGATGAAAACGTGGATCCAGAACCGCACAACGACTTTGAAGACCATCAGAAACCAGCTTTCTTTTTTGCGATCTGCCCTTGATGAGGCGGTGACCGATGGTGTCTTACAGATTAACCCGGTATCACTGGTTACCGCTTCCCGGTACCAAAGCGATAAAGCCAATTTTGACAGTGACTATATAGTCGACCCGCTTTCACCTGCCGAAGTGGATGCCCTTCTCTCGTCAGCCGGTAATAAGCAGTGGGAAAATCTGTTCATGTTCGCCATTCAGACTGGTTTACGGAGTTCCGAACTCTGCGCGCTGCGCTGGCGTGATATCGATTTTATAGGGAAAACTGCGCACGTTCAGAGCGCCAGTGTCGTAGGGGTGATCAAGGGGACAAAAACGAAGGCGGGTACACGTAAGGTAGAACTTAACGAGCAGGCTATGGCGGTGCTGGCGTCACAGAAAGCGTTCACATTCATGAAGGACGCAACAATATTTGAGGATCCGAAAACAAATAAACCCTGGGCAAGCGCTGACGCTATCCGTAAAAAAGCCTGGGTGCCGACACTGCGAAAGGCAGGCATACGTTATCGAAATCCGTATCAAACCCGGCATACATTCGCGACCCGTCATATCAGCCAGGGCGCCAACCTTTTCTGGCTCGCTGGCCAGATGGGGCATAAGGGGCCAGAAATGCTTTTCAGGCACTACGGATCGTATTTGAAAGAGTACGACGGTAACACGGAAAAAAGACCCAGGCTGGTCGGTGGCGGGACACGAAAGGAGCCGTAAAGGAGCCGCAGAAAATATAACTAAAAATAAATAGTAGTATTTCAGTTAGTTGCGAAATTACGGACACGGGTTCAACTCCCGCCAGCTCCACCAAAATTCTTCAAAGATGGTTCCAGAGCCATCCATAGAAGTCCTGAAAGCCCGCACGGCACAAGCCCTGCGGGCTTTTTTGTGTCTGTAATTGTCCGAGACGATCCGTCTGAATCCAGAGAAAATTGGTACACGTTTAGGTACACGGTATACTGTGATCCATTAAACATGTACCAATTATGGAAGAGATCCAGATATGGCGCGCATCACACGCCCCCTCACTAACTGACCTGCCCCCCATTGATTAACACACAACGATGTTAGTAATGTCTTCATCAGCAACATGAGGACAACCCCATGAAGAAGCGTTTTTCCGACGAACAGATCATCAATATTCTTCGCGAAGCCGAGGCGGGTGTT